CTAGACATAGCTAACTCGAGACGATACCAGAGTACAATATACATGTATTGTAAAGGTTTCATCATACTTACTAATGATCTAGGAGAACTATTGGTATTATTATATACTACTCCTGTATAAGGTAATTTCTAAGAGTTTAAGTTATCTGCAGATATGTGTTGATATTCAAGTGGCTGTATACCTATATATAAGTCTTCTCCTACTCTATATCCTTCCCATACCTCTATAATCCAAGACCATTCTACATTTATTTCTAGTCCTGTAACTTTATAGGATTCGTCTACTTGTAATTCATCAATCTCGCCAGTTTCAGGGTCCTAATATGTGACGAATCCTATCTTTTTAAATGACTTCCAACAGCAATGCCATACATTAATATTATCACTACCTTCAAATGGATTAGAAGTAAACCCATTAATAGTATGTGTTTTAATATGTGGATAGTCTAAAGATGTCTTTCTTACTTCTGGATTAATACCACCTCTACTAGTGTCTTCAATCATCTCAAGCAACTCATTCAATTGCTTTTCAGACATTTTGTCATAGAATCTATCATATATCTCAGTAGCTGACATAATCATCTTACGACAGCACCAATCTGAGTCGTGTATAAATTCTAAATCTGCAGTCTGATCATAACTAAAGTATAAAGGATTTACTCTCTCTAAGTAAGGATTGCCGTTAATAATACCTACATAGTATATCTCTTCTCCAGCAATTAAAGCATCTTTCCATCCTTTATAGAACTCATGGGTTATATTAAGTTTGTTCTTTAAATAGTTGAGGCTATGATATGCAGTAGTTTCAGCAATATCCTTATAGTCTTTATTCAAATACTTTTGAATCTATTCGGGAGGCATTATTTCTCCAGACTATATAGCTTGCTGAAATCTCATAGCCTCTTCGGGACCCATATTAGCCATGATCATACCCATTATATAATCGGTAAGCATCTACTTAGCTCTCTCTTGTATGTCACTAGTAGCATTATCGCTAGTACGTACAACTCTAAAATTAAAGGGTCTTTTAGTTTCTTCTCCGAGTAATAAGTCAACTTTAGGCTTAATTATGTTATAGTCCTGTGCAGTAGCTGGGAAGCCGTCTTTCTATTTAAAAGGGTTAGTAACATAAAGTAAATCCTTTTCATTATAGATACTATTGTATAAATCATAGTATGTCTACATCTCTTCATATCTAGTACGGCCATTATTACCACTGCCACTACTAAATCCAGATTTACCGATTATGTAATTTACGCATGCTTCTTTCCAGTCCTTTGTCTTCTTTGACATAGGTAGTTTCTATACTGGAAATGAACCAATATTTTTACTTATCATATTCTGTTAATTAAATGTATATACATCTTCATCGACTTGATTATAACTATCGTCATAGCTATAATTATCATAAGTAAATAGAGGACCGTCGAATAATAGTCGTTCTCTATTACTTTTTTTCTTCTCTTTAACAACTACATTGTATAGTTGTTCCCGATAAATCATTACCTGCATCAACGCCATGACACGGTCAAAGTTACCTATATCATTGTAACCTATAAGTTCTTCTAATAGCGGTTCTGACAGTATCTCATGCAGGTTTTTATGCCCTGGGGATTTTTCCTCATTAAGCCAGTCTTTGATCAATCCTTCACCCCATTGCTTTATCTACTTATTCATGTGGCAACCCTTCTTACGCTAAACTTTAGAATTACCAACAATATCAGATATAATGTCTGGCTAATCAGCCAACAAGTAGTCACAATGCTTAGCAGTAAAATATGGAAACAAGCCTTTGCGCTCATTTTCATACATAATTCTACCATTGTAATAAACCGCTAATTTACGTAAATTTTCATAGTATTCTTCTGCTGTAGAAGGTCTTCCAGTGTATTCAGCTACAATTATATCGTAATAGTTTTCAAAGCCCTAAAAACGCTTATAAACAAATGTAGAACCTAAAGAATTAGTACCTGACTAATCGTGATCATAAGGGTCTACTCCAAGTATATATAAACCAATAGGAGCATCTTTTACAGGATGTTCCCATATTACTATAGAACCAGTAGGATCATCGTCTTTACCTAATGGATATTTAGTAATGTCACCTTGTTTCTTTACTATCCACTTTAATGATCCGTCAGATTCCCATATTAAATCCCCTATTTGTTTATGGTTGGTTAACTTCTTATTAGTGCGTATTCTTGCTAATTGTTCTTGTAGTTCTTTCTTAGGAAATATGTTACCATTGAATTCCAAACACGCTTCAGCAGGAGTAATAGGACGTTCCGCAATATATCTATCTACGGCTACAGAATTAGTAGAATTCTCAATAACTATCTTTCTTTCAGACAGTATATACTCCCTTGCTTTATAGGTCAGAGTATTACCATCATTATCCATATACAGACGATTACCTTTATCGTCACGTATATCCATGTTGGCATACTAAGGTATAAAGAATCCACATTTGGTATTGTCTACTGCTTCATCCCAGATGTTATTAAGTTCGAGGCAATTAAATCCTTTTGGCTTATAAAACATCTCTTTAAGTGTAGCAAAGTTAGAATCCGTATCACCACCTGTACCATATGCAATCATAGTACCAAATGCTATACCGTCTGTCTCTACAGAAGGTCTAGCAATTTGCCATGCCGCACTTAATTCTTTAAAAGAACCGGCCTCTTCAAACATAATAAGATTAGCAATCTTACCACGTACTACGTCTGGATTATCTTTCAAAGTAACTCCAATGATTTCAGACTTATAACCTACTTCAATCTTATTACCGTATTCATCAGTAACCCACATACCCGCTCTACGTCTAAGCTGAGTACTAACAGATCTCTTTTTACTCCATGCAGTATGTTCGTCAATAAAGTCCATGTAACCCCAAGCTTTAGTAAGAGTACCATCATCTGTCAAATACTATTTATTAGATGCATATACATATGACTTAGAATCAGGTATTAAATAGTAATTACGACATAGCATAGCAGCACATTTGTATGAATAACCCTTACGTCTGGATTTCAATACACACAAATGTTTACCCTCTTCTTTGCATTGTTCTACACATTGGAAGTAGTAATAGTCATAATCCCAGAAATCAGGGAATGTAACAATGTGTTCTGATTTATTCTTACCATCTACTATGCGATTAACCTAACGATAAATAGGACAGTAATTTAAATAAAAATAGTTATAGCCACTAATGAAATCTCCATCATCAGCAGTATAACCATTAATACATTTCTGCTACTCTTCCTGCCAGAAACGCATATATTCAGCCGTACCTTTAGGGTACGGACAATATGAGCCAGTTGCTATAAACTATAGTGCTGGCTTTCTAAATTTATTACTATTTAATATCCTTTTGTTAAAATCGACCATGTTTAACTATAATAAAAGGGGCACGTTTCACAACGGACCCCTTCTCTTCAAACCTTAAAACATTTCTATGAAAAAATTTAAAATTAGTGCAAAAAGCACTAGAAATAGCTCTCTAGGTTATACCAGACCCTAGGAACTGGCCGACTTACGATTCGGACCTTCATTAGCTGTATTTACTGTTAATTACTCAGTAAGTGACTTAGGTAGTTACGTTGTATGCGCGCCATACTTCAGTTAGTTATTGGTAGCCCCACTAGGATTCGAACCCAGACTAAGAGGGTTAGAGCCTCCTGTGCTAGCCATTACACCATAGGGCAGTAAGACGTGGCTTCTTTTTAGACGCGCCACGTAACGTCGCTGATTGAATATGTTTTAACCTTATTTCTTAAACCAACCTTTGATACGTTTGGTAATTCTTTTATACCAAGGCTTAATTACCTGGCGTGCAGCTTCACATTCTGCAATTGCTTCTTCTACTGTCTTATTATCATCTGTCAGATCTACAATTATGTCTGGCAGTTCATTAGTCTTCTTCATAATCTCTTAAATTTGTTTATCTAAACGATAGTGTTATTTTTTTGTATCTTTGCAGTGTTATTTTCTAACACCAGTAGGTAATTCGAAAGGATTAATCTTAGCATCACCTTTAACCCTAGTAGTATCCATTTCTCCAGCTTTAACTGCTTTTTCCAAGAAGTCTAGAGTAACATATGTATCTTTTACTTTAGCAAATCCTGCTAAGTATTTCTCTATCTTCTTTTCATCTAGTTCCTCTTCAAGACTATCGTGATAGTATTGAGTAAAAGTATCTAGTTTGAGTCTAATACTATTTAACATTGCAAGAGTACGAGTATATTGTAATCTCTTAAATGTATCTTCAGCTATTAGTTCATCTGGAGTAAGTTGATAACCTTCTGGGAAAAATTCTTTCTTTAATGCTTCTTCTAAGATATCCTCGGTCATACTAAGTACATATGGACTATCCCATTTATTCTTAAAGACTATATAACTGATAACTGCTATAGCGTGTTGTTTGTCAGCCTTGTCTTTCTCCCATATTTTCTTAAATGCTGGAATAGCTAATGCGTCTTCGTGTATTGTTACATTACCACCTAGAATATCAAATAATTTCATTTATACTCTTTTTGAATTAGAATTAGGTGCTTCACATTCACAAGATTTCTCTTTTCCCAATTGCTCTTCTTTATATGCTGCTACTTGTTCTTTAATCTCAAGTATTACGGCTAATAATTCAGGTGAATCAAATACAATAGGACGTTTGATGTATTCACGTTCCCAATTACGAATTACACCGATAATTTGTCCTTTCTTATAAGGGATATATCCTCCTACGCCATTATTAGTTGTCTCATCAATGATAATTCTACCATCATCCTCAGCGATTCTAATATCACTAAGTTCATAACATGAGCGTTCACTTTTATACTTGAGATCTTCAAATGAATCTCCTGTTAATGTAAATTCTAAGTTTTTTCCAATTATAGTTTCCATATTAATCTATTCTATAACTTGTATAATATTCTTTTTGTAATCGTGCTAGAATTACTCTAGCTTGTTTCTCAGAGCAATTAGGATTTACATATTCTGGATCCATTTGATACTTCTCTATCATTCTTTGATAAATCTCCATTTCCTGTTCCAGACTTTCCTTTGTTATGTTCATCTTCATATCTCCTTATCAGATTATTAACTAATATATTTAGCGTATGAAAATCAGTACTACCTGTAAAATGTACACAAGGTATTACATCTTTATCGATATTGATTCCAAATATATCTTTCTGTATATCTCCTAATGAGCTAATATCATAATATACATCGTGATTTCCGTCATTATTTCTGCATATATACTCAGCTTTGATATTATAGCGGTTGTAAGTTCTATTGCTTAACTCATGCCCTAGATTATCAAGCTTTTCTCTTATCTCAGATTCTTCCTTTTTTTGACACTCCTCAATATTTTCTCTATTTTTATGTTCCTTTTCAGAAATCATACTATCTATATCGAGTATATCTAATAAGCTATTGCAATCATCAATCTTCTTAGATATGCGGTTATTGAGTTTGTCAATTAGAGATTCCTGAGTTTCTCCGTGCTTACTACAGTAGAGCATTGCTATAGCATTCCAAGCTACCTGTGCAAGATGTCTACAACCGGTTTCGTTGTCCATCTCTTCTCCCTTTTCGAATAACACAAGATGTCTGAATAATGCGGCTTTATATCTAGAGTAACCATCTTTAAGTAACTGCCAAGTATTGACTCCGTACTTCTTTGATCCTTCGGTATATACTTTAACGATATCTTCTAATTCTTCTAGAGGCAATAAATCCCATCTGAGTTTATTATCTTTAAAGTCATTCTTTATCCCCTGTTTCATATTTATCAATCAACTTTTGACAGATATCGTTAACTACTTTTTCTCTCTTCTCTAATGAAGAATCATCTTCGTCAGATACTTCTTCCAATCCCTTCATCATATCTTCTATAAAGTCAAAGTATGATATCTTATCAGCTTCAACTGCCTTTTCTACAGAGTTTAATAACTTTTGTATGATCTCAGGGGCTTCCTTAGAGTTTTCTCTCTCTAACTTAAGTAATTGTAGAGAGGTTTCTTTATCTATTTTATTCATTGTCTCTTATATAGTCTATCATGTATTGACCTATCTTACCGGCTACCCATCCTACTAAGTATGCATAAGGTTCGTTTCTTTCATCAAAAGATTCTGCACGAGCTCCAATTAATTGCCATATTGCATCAGTAATATGTGTTGACTCATGTGCAATTGTATTGAATAGAAACTCACTTATAGCTCCATTACTGTCTTCATCTAGGAAAGTTATAACTCCTTTATAACCACTTTTCTTTTCTTTTACTAAGAAGGTAGTTGCTGCTGAACCCATTGGATCTGCTGGTATGCCATCATCATCAATTAACATATCTTGTACAGTTCCATAGAACTTAAATCTCTTCTTACTATTGTAAAAGTCAGATATTGTACCGATATACAATGACATGGGATAAAGGTCTAAATCATACTTTCTAATCATCTTTTATTGCTTTATATATGTTCGCTACCGCTTTATTACTAAGTAAATACAGATATAAGTAAACATCATCTGTCATTTTATAAGTAACGCTAGGAGTTATGATTTCATTAGAGACATCATTTAACTATACTTCACAAGTATCTTTATTACCAGTAGGATATGATAGTTTAAAGTATACCATATACTCAATTAATTCTGTAACTATGTCAATCTCTGGTATCTTTGTCAGTCTAATTATCTTTCTATCTCTCATGATTCTTCTTTATCTTTATCTTACCTAAGTAAGTAAACATTAAGGGTTTTTCATCTCTCTAGCTTATTTTCCTGTTAGCAAACAGGAATGGGTGAGTACATATTGTTTTTATTACCTAAGTAGGTAGGTTATACTTCTTACTTAACTCAATAAATATATTCACTCCAGTTTTGTTCATCAGCTAAATCCTTAATAGTGTAATACTTATTATCAAGGAAAGCATCCAAATCCTTAGTATTCTCAAAGGTATCAGGTCTAACACAATTAATAGCTGTAAATAGATCTGCTACTGTAGCTTTATTAGAAGACAACCAATCACCTTCTTCCTTACTAGAATCAACAATAGTATTCAATCTCTTAAGTTCCTTTTTACTATAAGCCTTCTTAGGTTCTGCTACTACTGCATCTTTACGCTCACCTTGAATACTAACTAGATCACAATCATCTGTAAATATAATAAACTTATTATACTTAAGATTCTTCTTTCTAATCTTGTACCAGAGTTTTACTATCCAATTATAATCTCTTTGTAATAGGATAGAACCTGGTTTAATTGACATATATTCCATATTCATATTATTCTCTGTCTAGTCGTAATACGATAGTAATTTGTACTCTATCTCCAATCACTTCAGGTATCAAAGCAGGATTAACAATCCATTCATCATCTGCTTTACCCTTAACAATCAGACCTTTATCTCTTAATCTTCCTATATATCTACTTAGATTATCACCTGTAATGCCTGTTGCGGCTTTTAGATAACGTCTGTTTTCTGTACTTATAACATTCTTACTGTAACCAGGGAGCTTTGGAGTATTAATATCTAATTCAATGAGTAATACCATTATATCCTGCTCCCTGTCAGTAAGCTAAAGTACGCCATCAAGCGATCTGAGGAATTCTCGATAAAGATCCGTTTTCTTAACTGTTTTAACTAATTTGTTCATTTATTCGGATCCCTATTACGAGTTTATTCATTAATAATATCTTTAATCTTGTTTAATACTTTAGTAAGGTTATAATAAACTGTATCAGCTTCTACTTTAACACAAGTAGGTACTTCTTGATTATTATAAGCCTCTTCGAGTTTCTTGTGATCTGTTTCGTACTGTTCTAAGAGATTATCAATCGTATTGGCAATTGTATCAAGCTTGTCTGACATCTCTTCCAACAAAGTATCGTCACAGCTACATTCATCCTCATCGTCGAGTACGATGAGATAGCCCTCATCAACATATTCATCACAAGTATCTTTATCCATAAACAAAGCGCGTTCACTTGTTTCGTCTTTAAAATAGAATTCAAACATTTCTGTTTCATCATTCCAAGTAAGGATGTCACCTTTCTTACCACAAGCAAACTCTTTTACTACTTTATACTGTACCATAATAATTATTATTTTTAATTGTCTTAATAGTTGTTACAATTACATAAACGTGAAGTGTTAAAAAGGTAACTATATTTTAACATTTGTTAACTATTTAACTTAATGCAATAAAAAAGGCTAGATCCGCAGACCTAGCCCCACAACAACTATTAATACGCATTAATACTTATTTCTTAACTTTCTTTGCAACACAATCATAAGATTTTACCAGCATACTATCTTTGAATAAATCAAAGTCTTTAGCAAATTTCTTATTAAATACAATAGTATCTCCTACTTCAAATTTGAGGAGAGTAGAGTCTAGATTAGACCCAATTGCAAGTACGATACCGGTTCTCCACTCTGATTCAACTTCTTTTACTTCAGTTTTAGTATCAAACTTCTCATAACCGTCTACGTCTTTTTCACCTGTACCAACTGCTTCAGTAACTTCTTTCTTTAACATAATAGGTGCAAGAGGTTTAACTAAGATATCCTGCAGAGGAGTATATTCTAAACCGTTAACTACTGTTTCAAGTACTTTATCTTCCATATATTTTATAACGTATAAATTTTATCTTTGTTCTATTAATTTCAGTATGTTTCCACCCCAAATACAATTCCTTAAAGCCTTTGGGACACAATGTCTGGTATAGAAATAACAGCCGTCACAGCTACCATTGTCTGTCTTAACTACTTCAAATTTCTTACCTAGAATCTCTACTACTTTATTTTCTTTTGTTGGCATACTTCTTAAAGTTTAGTATAACCTGATATATTGCATGTACTATACCACCACCAATTATCAAGCCTATCCAGAATTCTTCTTTCATTATAACTCTATCTTTCTAAGTATATAACCCTGTCTACACAATTGTACAATTCTATCTGGACAGCTATTATTATATAAAGCACAACCTTTACAATACTTCTGAGAAGTATCTGTTTGTACTAATTGATAAGTGTTTCTATTATGATTTATGTACATACCTGAGTATGCCTCTATTTTATTAACTACTTTTCTTTTTCCCATAATACGTATTATATATACTTTAACTAAGTAAAGACATTATCTAAAGTAAGGACTATTAATACTGTCTAATCTGTCTTAGACTGTCTTTAACTGTATAGACAGTAACGTATAAAACACTACTTAGGTTCCCTTTTATATTAACTTTTTAACATTTATTAAGAACAATTATGGCTATTTAACACACAAAATTTAACATTTTTTAAGATAATAATTTCTTTACCTTCTCCTTACTCTGATAACAGGTTATAAAATGCAGATGCCGGTATTCCCCTTTTGCTTTAATCTTTATTATATTTATCAATCTCTTACTAGGATCTAATGCGATAGATTGATCAACTAACTGTGCCTTAGCTATTCGTTTTTACATCTTCTAAGATATCTTTCATTAAACCTATTTACATAGTGTTCACAACAGTGGAATATTACTATTTCATCTGTACTCATATTGTGATACCAGCCGGAAATCTCTTTAC